CTGGCTGTAAGCCACTTTGCGCGACTTCAGCTTGTGCCTCTTGCATCCGACGTGCGCGCGCGACTTGTTGATTTTCAATACCGAGAGCCGCGCCGGCAGCATTGGCTAAGCCTTGCCCGCCAAGCACGCCAAGCGCTTGACCTGGCCGGGATTGCGCAAGCATCTGTAAAGTCTGCTGTAGCTGTGCCTGTTGCGCCTCTTGAGGCGTTGGAAGTCCGAAGATATTAGGCATCAGAACAAACCTCCCAAAGCACCAAGAACACCGCCGCTATTACCGCTACCACCACCGTCAAAAATACCGTCAAAATCGAGATTTCCAACGCCTTGTGCGAGCGATGCGAAAAATGCATCGTTGCTGTTGACTGCGCGTTGATTCGCAGCGGTAACGCCAGACAAACCAGCTTGAGAGGGGCGAAGACCTGCCGCAACGCCAGCCAACGAACGCGCTTGACTATTAACACCAAACTCGTTATTGAACAAACCAGAAATATTGCCTAGAAGCTGTGATCTAGTATCGAAAGCTTGATCCACTCTAGACAGGTCCGCGCGGGCTAGTCCCTCTTCGAGCGCAGCGAGTTCTGGATTGAACATGACGCCATTTATCCCGCCACCCACGCCCACGCCAAGGCGACCACGATTAAACAACTGAGAACGCAAACTAGCCCTAACAGCGTCCTCCCTAGGACGTGCAATGCCGCGTAAACGATCAACCTCATTTTGGATAAACTCCGGATCGTTGACTTGTCCGAATAGACCTGCGCGAGTCCCGCGAATGTTGTTTAGATCGTTTTGCTGGCCAGAGGTTATCCCTAGCGTTACATCACCGACATCGTTTTGACTGAAGCTGCCGAACGGCGAATTAACGTTAGCGGGACCTCTAGACTGCTGTAGCAATTGTTGGCCACGTCTATCTGCCTTATCCTGCCCTAACGCATTTCCTAGCAAGCTAACGCCAGCTTGAGCTAAAAATGGGAGCGCTGCCGCAAACAAAGCCATATCGATTACCTGTACTTGATGATCCAGTTCGCAACCTGGTAAGGCTGCATACGCTCAACGGTTGCGCCATTGCCAGCCGAAGCCGTATCTCCCGTTATAGTATGCGTGTGGTCAGGTGCTGTACTAGTTGTCCCAGTTTCTCCTGTCAGTCCGTTCGAATCTGGGGTTAAAGCATTGTCTCCATTATCGGTAGTTGAGCGCTCATAAGTATGACTATGCGAACCTGCACTAGCCGTCGCTAACGTTCCGACTCCGTGCGTGTGATCGGGTATATCGCTACTCGCAGATTCTCCACCTTCAGAGCCTACGCCGCCGCTACCGCTGTCATAGGTGACACCCGTATCGCGGCTTGCAGCGCCTTCTGCCGTCCCCATGTCATCAGGACCGACAGGGACTCGCATACGCATATCAGGCACGTTGAAAGTCGTCGACCCATCACCAACACCAAAGCTTGTCCCAGTGACCGCAAACAAAGCTGCATAAGTACCGACCCTCACTACCTCTCGACCATCACATAGCAACCAATCAGTGGGATCGCTTGAGCCGCCGTAAGCGCCAATAAAGCCAATCGGCAGGCTTCTACCCCAAGTAACGGCGCTTGTGTTATCGTCCCACTGCAACACTTCGCCATCTTCAGGATTCGTCGGTTCGTCAACTTTGCTAGCGATATGAGTCTCAATGGCTTCGAATTCAGAATCCATATCTGACCCAAGGATCAACTTGTTTGGATCCCCGCTGGCTAAGCCATCCTTGACCGAGAAATCGTTACCGAAAGTATAATCAGACATTACCTAGACACCCTGCCAAGCTTTCCAAAAAAGTCGACTTCTTGAACGGCAAAATTGCCGCCGTTAATCGTAGTTCGGATCCCGAATTGGATAATGCTCCCGTCACCGCTGGCCTCGTAGTCTTGGCGGATCAGGGTCCCGGATGTGCCCCATTCGCCGATCCCGAATTCAGCCTCGGCCCATTCTGACGCTTGCCCAACGTCTAGCGCAGCATTCTCCGTAAATCGTTCGGACGTGTAATCAAAAGCCCAATCTAGCGTGATCGTTTGCGCTAGGTCCGATTCGTAAAACCCTTGGGCGCTTTTGGCGATAAAAGTTCGGCTTAGCTCTCCAGTCATCGGCACCCAAGGCGAGCGGAATTCCCAAAGATAAGAAACCCCGCCATCGCTGAATCCCGAATAGGACGCGACACCGTCGTTTTGGCCTAAATACAGCGTACCGCCTACTGATGCGGCGCTTTTCCACCCGATAGAATCCCACTGCGAAGCCCGAACCAAATCCGTGTCTCGGACATCAAAGTACCAATAATTCGCACCGATCTTAGCGATGATAGCTGAAAGCGGGCGATGGTATGTCATCTTGATAGAAAGGCTCGCGTTTAGTGCGGCCTCTATATCAACCGTCAGTTTTAGCTGAATTTGTGGCGCAATGGTCGTTAGTGGGAGATTTTCGCCAACTAAGGCCCGAGATAAGGAGCGCAGCCCAGAACGAGATAAATAGATAAGCTGCGTCCCAACCGACACAACCGCATCGCGAGCGACTAAGCCATCGCCGGTTAGCGTGTCGGTCTGGCCATCTGCGGTATCTGACGTACCGCCAGCAAGCGCAAACTGTTCGTTTGGATCGTCAAGGCCACTAAAGACCAAAACAGAACGCTCGCCAAAGACGACGAGATAATCATTCCATTCAGCCAGCGTAACGCCAACATCACCACCACCTGGCCATATGTTGCGCAAATCAATCGAGCCAGAGCCGGCGCCAGACCAATCAACAGGATTCAGCAACGCACACCACTTGATCACTTGATGGCCATCGGCAAATCCAAAGATGCGGCCATGAGTCGATATTGCTGCGTTGCCGTTCGGTGCGGTTCCGACGTAACCTGTCGCTTCGTGAAGGTCTTCGAAATCGTCACTCTGCGCGGCTAGATTGGTACTGCTAGGCTCCCAAATAATGGGCTCGTGATTGAGCTGGAATCCAAAACACATGCCGTTTAGTGTTACGAATTGCCAATCGGCAGCGGTAGGAGTCGTAAAAACAGCGGTTCCTAGATTTGAGCGGTCGACTAGCGTTATAGTCCCGGAATATATGGCATCGTCAGCCGCGCTCACGATATAAACTGTGTCCTCGTCTTCAACGAACTCGTAAAGCGCCTCGGTGTCGTCGGCATGGTTGCCCGACGTTGTGATCATCGTCCAGCCATTTCGAGCCGCTATTCGATTGGATGAGTTGATAACCGCGTTTCTAAGCGTTGTTGCCCATTGATGATTTTGAGTTTCGGACTCTTGATCAGTCACCAAGCCACGAACGCCAGGACTGCGCAACCGCAGCGGACGAAGCGGCGAAGGCATTAAGCCACCCTCCCCGGCTCGAGCCTCCAGCCATAATCCAAGCCGTCTGATTGAGACATTATGTCGAGACTAATTGAGTCTTGCAGCGCATCATGCGCCCGCTGATCGGCTTCTATAAAGCTGGTGCCGCCATCCTCGCCGCGCTCTCGAATTGCATAGGCCACGGCGAGAAGAATGACAGGATTCGCAGGGACACAGACCATGGTTGAATCGCTCATCAGAGAACCCTGGCCGACATATCCATAGACAGTAACCGTATAGGCTTGATCTGGCGTGGGATGGAATTCCACTTGCATATCGCCGCTCGAATCGGGCTGCCTCACCCTATAAAGAGACGGCCTTGCGTTGTCTACATCATGATTAAGGGCGGCCCAACCAATCGCAGAGACTCGCCTTATCTCGCCCTTGAAGTCTGACGTTGTGTTTCGAACGTGCTCGATACGCCCGCCATCTTGCCAATTAAGTAGCGAATACAAGGCATCGCCACTGGTTAGAGACAAATTGGTCTCATTCAGAAGCGCGCTCCACTTGTGCGCAGCCTCTACGGATTGAACAGCTTGATTCACAAACTCGCTAACCAACACGGACGCTGATGTTTCTGCGTTCGTCGAAACGGTTGATCGGCGCATAAGCTTCAATACGCTATTGATGCACTGTAGGTAGGTTTTGCGAGACACTAATCACCCGCCTTCTTAAAAGATTTCGGTCGATACCACTTTCCATCAATCCAGCCGAACTCGCTAGGCACTACGCCCATTGGCACATCGGACCACTCGCCTATGGCATTATTGTTTCGTATTTTTCGAAAGGTTCCCTCGAAGCGATTGTCATAGTCGACGATCACCGCCTTTAACGGCTGCTCGTTCTTTACCGCCCACATCGTTCTCGTCCCGCCGTAAGCAATAAAGACTTGCTCATTAATAGCCCATAAGAGCACGGGCGCAATCTGACCTTGCTCATCGAGCGAATCAAAAATGCGCCGATCCTCTTGTCGTCGGCCATAGCCTCGAGCGGAGAATGGCTGAAATCCCATGCCTTCCGGACAGCCTAGATGGCTCCCCGTCGCTGGATTGAAGTTAACCATACCCCTTGCGATGACACGTTGCACATCATCAGCGGTAAATTCAGCCTTGCGAATGTCTGGCTCTGGATCCAATTCGCAATCTCCCCACTCGAGGTTAGCCATTACACCCCCTTACGCTGGAACAACAAACGCAACCGCCGCATCATCACGCAATTCAGCAAAACCGTAAAGCGTATGAGCTACAGTCAAATCTCCCAAGTATTGGAGCTTGCGCTCAGTTTCAAACGTCACGTCCAGCTGAGTGATCAACGCCATTGCCGACCTGTGAAACATCAGCCCTACACGATAGTTTGTCGAGTCTGCGGACTCAATAGCCGGGCAATTGGTCGAGACATACACATCTACGCCGTAGATCTGTCCCAAACGCCCATTTCGAATCGAATTCGCTGCGCCACTCTCGCCGACAAAAGCTTGCTCAGTAAAGCGCGGAAGCCCTAGCAAGTTTTCCTTGGTGACTGGGGGGATAACAAGCGATCTATTGGATTGAGGCACGTTCGCGTCATCAAGCGTTCGAATCATTTTTCGAATACCTGCGTCCGTTAACGCCGTCCCGTTACCACTAGAAGTCGCAGACCAAGCGGTTGATCCATCGCCACCAATGACTGGCGTACTAGATTGAAAACCACTGTAAAGAGTCATCAAATCGGTATCGATTGACGTTGCTAGGGCATATCCCATATCGTCGGTCTGATGCTGTCGGCGCGAATCCAGTCCTTGGATCATCACGATATCTTCTTCGATATAGCCAATATAGGCATGCTGATCGATATTAAGCGCCTTGGTACCTGCCGTATCAGAATCAACCGTAATCTCAGTTCCTGATGTCTTTTTTCGTGCGCCATTTCGCCCGGGAACAGGAATATTGATCACATCGCCTTTGCGATTGCGATGATTAAAACTTGTCACAAGCCCAGCAACCACAAGATTAGCCTTGTACGCCGCGATGACTTCGTCAGACCATAGCTGCGGGATAAACTCCGCTGCTACAGTTGTAGTCGTTAGACTTCCACTTGGATCCCATGCTGCCATCTAAATTTACTCTCGCTTTACACGCCCTTCTGCATAGGCGCGCTTGATTTCAGGGAGCAACTCCTGATAGCGCTGAGGGTTCGTTGCTCGGAGATTCTGAAGCTCACGACTCGAAAAGGCTTGCGGCAAAGGAGATCGCCCCGAAGCCCTCTCACCGTTCGCAGCGCTAACGCGCTGTTGTCTTTGCGTCACTTGCTCAGATGTTCCGCCTTGCCCTGCCTCTTGCTTGTATTGGCTCAAGAGACGATCAGCAATGCTCAGATCGCCATTGTTCGCGGCCTGATAACCCATCACTCGAAGCGGATCTTCTTTGACCCACTCCGCAAACGCTGGAGTTGCGATAATTTGCTCAAAATCCGAATGCTTAGCTCTAAGCTCCGCCTTCAAATTCTGCGTTTTTAATTCATCAAGCTCAGCTCGGATCGGATCCAACTGTTGCTTGGTCGCCGCTTGCGGGTCATCAAAGTAATCAATCGGTTCCTGCTCTTGCGGCGACGGCTGAACGACAAACTGTTCAACGGCGCGGCGAAGCTCGCCGATCTCGTTTCCTTGCTGACCCAGCTTTTTCTTGAGGTTATCATTCTCGGCTCGCATGGACTCGAGTACATTCGGATCAACTCGAGCCTCGCCGACTATTTGGCCCTCAAAGCGGCTTGCTGGTATTTCTTGCGCCGGCGGTTCCGGCCTCGGATCAACTAATCGCGACTCACTCATCGCTAATATTCCTCGATATGTAACTGTGCTTTTGCGTCATCCACGGC